ATATCATCTAGCCAAGCATTAATTTCTTCAATAGCATCTGCTGGACGTAGACCTGAGTGGCTAACAATATTTCTTGGCAATTTGCTACCAGTAAAATGCATTAGAGCAGTTGCTGCTCCTCCACGCTTTCCGCTGCCAATAAGAATCTGAGCAACTCCACCGACATCGCTATAGTCACGAACTTCTGTTGCTGCTGCCAACTTCTGCTTTGTCTCACGAAGTTTAATTACAGCGCCTCTACCGATAACTGGTTCAACTGGTTTGTACGCCGTGCCAAGAACACGAGGCTCCATAAGGAAGCGACCAGTTTGAGCGTCAAAGCGGTCTTGCATAAAAGCATCAAAGATGCTGCGAGATTCTGGGTTCTTTGCAATCGCATCATCAAATGCTTTGCTCCAGCGTTCACGAGCCTGTTGATTGTAAGAACGATAGGCTCCAGTTGTGGCATAATCTGCTGCAACTTCTGCTCCAGCATTGGATAGATACCATAAATCATCTGTCTTTTGAGCAGTTATTAGACGCTCAATTGCTGGACCATAACCCTTATCTGCAAGTATCAAGTCACGAACAAAGTTCGGGTCATTAGTTTCTTTGATTAATGTTGCGATTCTAGGGTTATTTGTGTGTGGCTTAAGAATCTTGTTAATTAAAACAATGTCTTGCGTATTAGCAAGATTGACAATATCTGTTCCAAATGTAGTCTGGCTGGTACCTGATATTTGGTCATCTGCTAGTTTCTCAAGTTTAGCAATAGCGTTGACATCATATACGTTTAGTTTGTTGCTAAAGCCAGCCGCTCTGGCTGCTGTCTTAAGTGCTGAAACTGCCCCTGATGTAGCGCCAACAATTGCAACGTTTCCAATAATGGCATCAGTGAATCCAGTTAACCAGCGACCTGTTGTGTTTTCAGCAAAATTCTTTTGAATATCTTCATCGTCCCATAGGTTAACTCGGTCAATATCAATTCCGCCATCTTCAAGAATTGCATCCGATATTCCACTCACGTGAAATGGATTGAGATAAGATTTAGTTAAGGCAACGCCTAGCGATACATCTTTGCTTCGATTATAAGCAGTCTGAATGTCGTCAAGTTGGATACCTTTACCATAAGCATCGTCCCTAAATAAAGGGCTTTCTGGGTCAGTTAGTAGAGCAACTGTAGAGATTGGACGCTTGACTGCTGGACTAAATACTTTTTCCTCAAGAGCAACAGCAGCCTGAAGCATTGGGTCAAATGGAATTGCTGCTTCCGCCGCAGTCTGTGCAGCATATTGCCCCATACCATCTTTAAGTAAATCGTTTAGATTAGTGCTTGTGCCCTGAGTTATTTGTTGACCAACTTTAGTTGCGCCAATTCGTGCACCAGCCTGAAGCGCAGTACCTGCTTGGGTTGCACCTGGTTGTATGCCTAATGCTTGAAATGGAGCAAGAGCACCTTTGCCTAGAAACCCAGCAGCCTTTGCAATTGGTTTAGTTACTGGCTCTGCTACTTTAGCAACATCTTTTGCGACACCTAGAACTCGTTTAGTATTTTCCTCTAGATTTCTTTTGCCAATATTCCAAGGTGATAGGGTGTCAACGATTTTCTGCATAGAGTCTTTATCGCCGCCAAGAGCCTTCTTAAAGTTATCCCAAAATGCCATTTAGAACTCCAAGTAATCTGGGTTAAAGTTAGAAGGTTCTCCGCCTTTAACGTCTTGACCAGTGATTTCTCTAATAAAATTATCTCTATCTGTTGGGGTTTCCCAAGGAACCATCGAGAGCATAAAAGCAATGCCGAAGTTTTCGTAACCTAAAGAGTTACCGAACTTATCTAGATGGTCGAAGAATGTATTTTCTACCCATCTCATTACATTATCTCTCGCATAAGAGAGTTAATCATTCTCTTATATGAATCAGGAGCACCTGGAATACGGGCTGCATTGAGTAAGTCTGGTAGGTAACGCTTGATTAAATCCACATTTTCAATTTGACGGTTGTTTGGGTTAAGACTTCTAGGTATTACTTCGCTACCGCGACCTGAGTAACCATCAATACCGTCAGTAATGGGACGAAATTCCTGTGGCTCAGAATCAAGTGGCTCAATAGCGCCAAGAAGTTGAGCAATACCCTCGCCAGATGGCAACTTAGATGCTGGATTTGCTGCATTTGCTGTTGTAGCCACATTACCACCTTCTGAAATTTGTTGAGATATAGCAGTATTCATTCCTTGAGTAAAGCCAGATGGACGAAGTTGTGCAGCCTTTGCTGCCTTTTCTGCTACAAACTTTCCTGATTGACCATTGCCACCAGTACCAGAAACAGAGAATGGATTGTTTTGCTCCGCCTCAGGGCGAAATCCTCCGCTAACCATTATTTCTCCTCTGGTGTGTATGAATATTCTTCAGCGCTCAATAGCATTCCTTTGGCTAACCAAGGATTCATATTGTCGCTAACGTCTGTCATTAAGTATCGAGTGCCCTCATAATCTGACCACTCGCTTACAAGAACCCATCCTGTGCAGATTTGGCTCTCTGAATCTTCTAACTCTTCGGCAAGGATACGCATTGCCTTGTCTATAGCCTCGTTAAACTTACTCACTTATATTGAATCTCTTCATAAAAGGGAGGCGCTGAATAAGCGCTAACCTTAGATGCAATCTCCATAGCCTGCATTGGTTCTGCTCCTGCGTAAAGAGCACCTAATGCGAATGGACCACCGCTACCAATAGCGTATACGTTATCTTCATTCTTCATTACCGATAGGTCTTCATCAACATCAAAGATTTCTCCGCCAACTGAGATAAGAAACTGAAAGCGCATACCGTCTTTCTTATCCTCATCAAAGTTATATCCATTATCTGTAAGACATTTGCGAAGTGATGGCATAACCTTGGTAATCATAAAGCGATAGATGTCTTTTTTGTCTTTCGCTGTAAACTGTGGCGGGTTCCAGATGTTCTGCGCTATATCGCACGGAGCAACTTCTCCAGCACCAGCAATAAGCAAAGCGCCTCGCTTAGCAATCTTTCTCATTACCTTGTGGGCATATACTCGACCTGAATCGTCAATAACACGACTATCAGCAACTAGCACGCTCTTATCGCCATATTCAATTCCGATAATCGTTGTAATTTTATACCTCCTTATTTAAGTACGCTATGGCACGTAATAAGGAATTTATATTATCTTTAAAATTTCCTAAACCTAAATTACAATGATGGCATAATAAACCACGAATTTCTTTTGTTTCGTGATTGTGGTCTACGTGAAATCTGCCTTTACCTCCAGGAACTGCGCTATAACAAATTGCACATTTATTTCCTTGAGATTCTAAAATTGCATCATATTCTTCGACAGTTAAATTATAGGTAGACTTTAAAACATAGCGTCTTTTTGTAGTAGGATTATATTTTGATTTATATTTTTTTCTGTTTTTACCAGAGCGTGTCATTGTCCCCTCCTAAATTATCGTCGTCGAATAGTTCTTACGCTTGCGTTTGCTTCGCCCGCTCCTGTAATGCTTGATAGAAGACTTAGAATGTCTGGTGCACCTGCTGCTGGTGGTAGTTCTGGTGCTGCACCTGCTGGAAGAGCGCCTTCTACTGGAGCGCCTATGGGAGCAGGGGACGGTTGCTCAACCATTTCAGGGGCAACCCCAGCAGAAGGAACTTGTTCTGCAGCGGGGAATGCTTCTTCAATCGCATCCTCTAGGGCAACACCTTTCTGGCGAGCCTTGATAACTGCAGCAATCTTACGCACAATATCAGATGCGTCTCCACCCTGTGTAGCCATTGCTGGAATTGCTTGTGTGTAAGCAGTCAATGAACCAAGCAACGCTTGGCGCATATTTTCAACTTCAATCTTTTCGAGTTCTTGTGTGACGTTAACTGTGAATGGAAGTTCACGCATAGCCAAATCTTTAGAGATAAGACCGCCACCGAGAGCCTGAAGCATAAAGATTAGACCTTGTGCTGGGTTAAGACCAGCGAGCATTCCGTAACGGACATCTGCAGAGTAATCACCCTTGATGTCTTTGACTGGGCTGTAGGTGATTTCATAAGGTGAACCAGCATCTACACCGCGAATTGTCTTTGTCTCTGGGAAAATCTTTTCGTCTACTTCAAAGCAAATCTGAATTACATCGCGTAGTGCGCTAGCAAAGATTGCTTGAGCGCTCTTGACCTGGGTATCAAATGCACCCATAAGAGCCTGTACGCCTTGACCAGTAACAACTGAGGCGTCAATGTTTCCTGTACGTCCTTCAGGATAACGTGCACCTACACGCATTTCTTGATTGAGCAATGTCTGCTCTGTGAATGCGCCTTGAGGAAGATTAAGTTCTACACGACGAACGCCCGCTGGTGAGTTGGTGCGGATAATCGCATCTCCACCAAGCATAAGTTCTTGTACGTCTGTAGGCAGAACGATAGGAGCCTGAACAGATTTCTCTGCTGCTTCCATCGCAAGGAGAGCGAAGCGGTTGCGGAGCAACTGGATACCAATGATGTCATCGAACTGACCACGCATATCGCCATCAACAGATGGTTTCTTTGCAACAACAATCATCATCTTTCCAAGTGGATTCTTAGCAGTTGAAAGAACTAAGTTGCCCTTTGTTGGAAGATAAACAACCGATTGGTCTTTATCGTAGTAGCGAATCATCTCAACCTGTTGAGTCAAATCTTGCTTGTAGCGTAACTTGCCAAGCAATTCGAACTCAAATTCAGGGAACAAGGAGACAAGTTCGCCTAGTGTCATTGTGTATCGTTTCGCAAAAGCAACGCATCGTCCGTAGCGGTCGAAATCAGGGTAAGCACCTATTGGGTTCTCTAGGCGTATGCGTGGCAGTTTTGCTTCTTCGTCGAGTTCTACTACGAACGGGACGAAACCATATGTGATGTACCAGTCTGCGCCTTGATACATCTGTACAGATAAATCTGAGTGAGCAAAATAGTTAGAGGCAATGCGAGTACGTGTATCAGCAAACTTGCGAGCCCTATCAGAAACCGAATTCGCCGCGTTGCAGTTAACCGCTGGTAGTGGAGCCATAACCTCTGAGAGGTCTCGCGCAACAATATCCACAAAATTTGCAACGACATTGGCATCTACCCCATCTGGAAAAAAGTCAGGGTATACAGAAGCAATCTGACCTTTGCGTACAGCAAGGACGTCAAGGTTGCGCTGGTCCCTGTCTACAGAGCGGTAGCGTAGAGACTCTACACGCGCTGCAATCTGCTCAATTGAAAGTGCCATCAGTATCCTTATTTTAGTTGTTCGGGTCCAAATACGCCGCCGCCTGCTCCTCCGCCGCGACTGGATTT